CCATCTTGCTGACAGTTTCACCTGCATGTCAGGTGACCATCAGCTCGTTCATGCGCTTCTGAAACGCAGTCTCAAAAATCATTTCGAGATTGCGCGCATCATCTGCCTGCATCACCTCCGCTGCTGCCAAAGCGAGCACAAAACCTTCTGCCTTGGTAGCGACATGGACGGCCAAAACTACGGACGGAGCTTCATCCAGTTGGGCTAGCAGATGCTTGGCTTCCCGCTTGACTCGCTCGGGCAGTACAACAATGCTAGTTATCATTGGCACTCTTCACGGCATCAACCTGCACATGCGGAAGGTCGCGCAAGATCGCCTTTAGGTCCCGCCAAGGGTATGGCGAACCATCCTTCGCCGTGCAGCCAGGCAAGTGCACAAATGGCAATCCGGCCTCTTCAGCTGGCTGCGCCGCCAGACACTCCATGCAAACCATCTGGTTACCAAGCAGGTCCCAGTGCGCACTCCAGCGGATTAATTGCTCGCTTGCATTCACGAATTCGCTTCCTCTGCTAAAGCGCTGTGCGCTATCCCTCGCTCACTATAGACACCGGCTCGGTTACCGGTTCCTCCGGCCCTGCGTACTCCACCACCGCCCATACTGCGGCAAGCCAGAGGGCGCCCAACGCAAATAACAGCGCGAGGAATCCTTTACTGGTCATGCGGGTCCACTCGTTTGGATGAGCCTAAATTATGGACGCATCGGCGGCGACTCGCACAGTTTCGTTTAAATATGTTCTAAACGGTTCAATCTGGCTTGCTCAGAGGCGACCGACATATCAAGCAGCCTCTCAACGTTTACGCGGCGCCCCGTACAACAGCCGAGGTTTCATTGGTATACGACTCTGGCTGAATTGGCCAGACCGGCGACGCTGGCCAGGTAACCTGGGTGCTGACTCGACCGAGCAGTACCCGATACTTTTTCCATGCCGCCAACTGAACGACACGACCAGGTAGCTCCGCCTCTTCCTCGGGGAGAGCGTAATCGCCATCGATAGCGTCGTTGATTGCGTCGACCCTGCCCTGCAGTGCAGTGACCTGTGCGTTGGCCAAACGTGTTTTAGCGTTTAGCTCCAACGTGGCAGCAGCCAGTTGTTCGGCGAGAATGGCTGCATCCTTCATCGCCTTGGTCACGAGCTGCGACCAATCTATTACACCGGGTGTCGTGGTCTCAGGGAGCGGTGGCAGCTCGGGGTATCCACCCTCTTCATCCGGAAGCGGCAATGGAAACAACACACGGCCATCCGGCACATCCACCAGATCGACTGGGAAAGCCTGTTCGGGGCTGTAGTTGACTGGGAGGGGCAACAGCAAAGTTAAGACTAGGTTGCCTTCCGCGTGGTCCACGTCCCCTGCGAACCATTCAGACTGAACGGCCGAGCGCGGCAAGGTGTCTCCATCACCCATGCGGGTAAAGTCGAATTTTTCCCCATTGGTTGTTAGTACCTTTGACACCTTTGTAACAACAAGCGTGTCGTCGCGGCGGTTAGGTGAAAGTTTTATCCGCATTAGAACCATCTTCCTATTGCCATGTAATTTAGTATGTATGTTTGTGACGGTCTACCGAACAGTTCCCCAAAGTAAAACCCGTTCCACGTAGACGTAGTGGGTGGCCCACTAATAGATGCGTACCCCGTGCTGTCATTTGGACTTGTACTGGTAGTGACTTCCTTAGACACCCTAGGTAGGGATATGAAAGTCGCGGGCATATTTTTTACAGGGGCAGCAGCGCCAGAATAAAACCCGCCATTCAGGGCATTTGAAACTGATGTAGTAAACGTAGCCACTGCGGTGCAAATCATTAAACCAGAAGCAAACTTCCAAAACTCGCCATTGGAGTTACTACCGTACTCCATTAACGCGCCCGTAGGTATTCCGCTAGTTTGGCTAACTGTGCCTAGGACGTTGGTTTTGCCATACGCGCCTGCCGTTTCCAGCGATGTGAGCAACGCTGCGATACTGGTCTGGCCTGTGCCGCCCTGGGCCACGCTCAACGCAGTGGTCAGCCCACTGAGTGAGGTAATATCACTGTTAGCGCCCTTGACTGCCTTTGCAGTAACTTGGGCCTGCAGATTCTCAAACGCTGATAACACCGTGTCAGTGGCAGTGATTGGTGTATTGGTCCCCGCCACCAAACCAGCTAACACCAGCAGCAATGCATTCGTCAGATTCGACAACGGAACCGTGTCGCCACTCGCCATTTCTGCCAGCGTACCGACGCCAGAACCCGCGTCGATCAGCTTGAGGGGGATCTTGTCAGCCATTGATTGCCACCGCTACGGCGAGAACTGTGCCGCCCTGCTTGGTTGCAGCGACGGTATATGTGCTGGAATTGATCGCGACCTTGAGGAACGTGCCGTTCTGCTGGGTGGCCGGCAGGTACACCGGCACACCCAACATCGAGTCACCCAAGGGCAGTTGTTTGGTCCGGCCGCCGACCCGGACCAGCGGCCGACGAGTCGCCATCAGAGAGTTACCGGCTCGTATTCGGCGGTGACGAGCTCCGTCGCGCTGGCCGCTTTGCCGAGATACTGATCCAGGCTGCCGATATCGACAGCCGGATCAAGCGGAGTATCGATCACCCCGCCAGCGGTCCCCAGCCAATAATCATCCCCGGCGGTCAGACCGGTCAGGTTCGCATTCACGGTATTCAGCCGGAACGCTGTACCTGTCGCAGCGATGCTGACTGAGGTTTTCACGTAACCCCACGCCTCGCGCCCATTTGAGTTGTCGGCCAGGCGCATGGACAGTACGCCAGCATTGTCGAACAGGTTCACGAAATCGCCAGCGCTCAGTGCCTCGGTCGACGGCACAGCGACCGAGTTCGCACCGATGCCTGTAGGCAGAAAGCTTGGATCGAGCTTGCCGCCGGCGTCCGCCGAGATCAGTTTTCCTGCATCACCAGCGCCAGCGGAGCTTTGAATGCCGAAGAGTTGTTTGGTGCGGCCCGCGACGCGCGCCAGAAATCCTTGTGCTGCCATGGGGTTTACTCCAGGTTGATTGGGTCTTGAAGGTTGAGAGTTATTCGAGTGGCGGAATTCGCAGAGCCGATCAGGACGTCATAGCCGTCAACCGGCGAAACCTGGGTGAGCGCGCCATTGGCACCCAGCCAGACCGGCCCGGGCGTCCAAGACCATCCGGCGTCATCGATGGCGCCGCTTCGCTGGACATTACCCACCTGGCCAAGCGCGCCAGCGGTGAGCGTGATGCCCAGCAGGAGGTCGATGTGTTCGTCATCCCGGTAGTCGAGCGCGAACACCTGGTTGTCGAGTTCGTATACAGCGCGTAGCGCGCTCAGGGTTTCCCCGAAGGTTCGTTGAACAGCCGATCCGCCGGCGGGACCAGGGATACCGACGCCTTGCGGCCCGCGCTGGCCCGCGAGAATGACCGCCGCGCCCCGCTCGCTCGTGATGTGGACGCAATAGCCCGCAGGCTTCGCAATGGCGACGCGCAGGCCTTTGGCAATGAATGTGGCCCGCTGCTGCTCACGGATGAGCAAGGTCACCACAGCGCCCGAGGTCTTGGCGACGAACGCCTCTCCTCGTTGCGACTGGGTGACCAGGCTGCTCTTCACTGCGTGACCTCATCGGCAACGGTTACAGCGCTGATGGCCACGATCGCGTAAACCTCACCCGTGGGGGTGACGGCTTCAAAGTCGTAAACGCCCTTCCGCCAGTCGATGGCCTGAGTCGCAGCCGCTGACAGCTTCGGAATGAACGCGCTGAGTGCGGTATCGATCTGGATGGTGCCTGCAGGATTGGTGGAGGGGTCAGAATCGAGCTTGAGCAGAACCGACCCGCCTACCCGCTCCTTGATCCACATACGCGCGGAATAGCCGGTCAAGTTGACTGGCTTGCTGAACACCACCAGGCCACCGGTGGAATACGCCTTCCAGCAAGTCGCATTGACGGTGTTCAGTTCGATGGTGTCAGCGTCGACGATCTTGGCGAAATAGTAAGGCTCGTCGCCGTCTGGATCGTTGTTGAGCTCTTCCGGGTACTTCAAACACTCGACGCGGATTGGCCAGCCATCAGGGATGGCGTGCGCAGTGATTGTCAGGCGGACAGGCGCAACACTGGTCATCGCCTCGATCGGCAAATAGACCAGTTCGTCTTCAGCGTAGCGGTACGCAAACTCGAAGGTTTTACCCTTGACGATGGTGATGTCGACGACGGGGGCGCCCATGGAAATCTCCTGCGATTTCCGGTGAGCGTATGTGACTGGATGGCTATGAGAAGGGCTGTCTGCACGTCCAGCGTGGACAAATGAACATATGGCCTATCCGCCATCACTCGACTAGCTTCGGCGGTCCGAAACATCACCAATCAAGGGGGACGTCATGGCGGAGGTTACGCGTGAAGAATACCAAGTATTGGTCGATCTCTTGCTTCGTACCCAAGCAGAGGTGACAGGAATCAGATCGGCGCTTCATGCCATCATTGGCGCTTACCCAGACAAACAGGAACTAGCATTCAGGCTTTCGGACCAGCTTCTCCGTATGGAGGCTGTGATGGGGTCCAGTGCTGCACCGGATACGGCAATTGAGAGCACAACCTCCCTGCTTCGCGAATTGATTCAAATTGCGCAGAGATAAGGCTCATACGCAATGGCCTGGCGGCGTCCTGTGCGCCGCGCCGCCGGTCAAGCTCTGCCATCACAAGATCAGCGACTGCATTGATAAACGATTCGTCGTCTAAAAGTGTTTGAATGTCCATTACAGGCCCCTTTCGTTGCGATTGGGGCGAGCATATGTGACTGGATTTGTGAGGCAATGGAGTGTTTATGAAGCGGTTTAGATTTTCTCTTTTGGTTCTGCTGATGCCGATGCTCTCGGCTAATGCAGAGTGCTGGACGGTGACGGAACTGCAAGGGAAGAGCGCCAGCGCCGATGGGCGATATGCGTTCATTGACGATGGTTTTTCGAAACCTATTTTCGCAGTGACACTTGATCAGCAGGCGCCATCAGTCAGCATTGTCGGTTCGCCAGGTGGTTATGATGCGGGGAGCTTCGCGTCCATCAATAGCTATAGCCTTGTTTTCTTCGCGCCCGGTGAGCCGTCCAATGTCGAGACGTGGGCAATCGATCGATCCCAAAACAAAGCAATCATGACTCAACTTAGGACCGGGCAACTATTTCAGAAAGCAGCAGCGTTTGTGGGAAACGCCAGGCTTGGATGTCAGTAATCAATCAGTGTGTGCAAAGCCTTCGATGATCCAAACGGAGATTACGCCAAGGAGGTAAACGGCGACGACAGGTAGTATGCCGATCTGCAGCGTCACCATCGCCCCACCAGGTTCCTTAAGCCAAAATGCTGCAATGATTAGGATCCAGAGAGCCGAGACTATCATCCATAGTCGACGGAATCCTTTCTTGTAAGCGAAACTGATCTTCACTTTCGGCATGGCGCCCTTCCTATATGTAGGGCGCCATAGTACGGCTTACGGGGTGACGATGGTAGCCGGTAGCTCCATCGGCCCAGCTTTGCTTTTTGGTGCAGATGGCTCGGTCAAATAAACTAGAGGGCCAACAGTGGCAATTCTTGCTCGCGCTGAAGATCCAAGGCTTTTCTCCCAACTCCGATAAGCCTGGGTGCGGACCAATTGCTTCTCGCGTGCGAGGACATTCGCCTTCAACTGCCCCCCAGAAGAGGAGTAGGCCTTGATCATGTTCATCAGTTGAGGCGACGCAAGCAGTTCACTGGCGCTTTCCTGAATGGGTGTTTTCTGTTTGCTTAACGCAGATGCGATAACCCCGACAGCGCCAACCCCAGGTAAGCCAACACTGCTGGTGATGCCTTCGGCCGCGGCTGCAGGTCTGGCGATATCCCAGATACGACTGAGCAGACCACCTTCTGCCGCATAGTCTTTGAGCACGCCAAGAGAAACACCAGTCTTGACTACCTCCGCCGAAGCACTTTTCATGGCTTTGGCGACCGTGTAAATCTTGTCCAGGCGATCGGTAGCTTCCGCTGGTAGATATTTGGTAAGACGGGCACGAGCCGCATTATTTCGATTCAAGTCTCCGTACCAATCGACAAAGCCGGAGGCGCTGAGTTGTTGCTGAGATCCTGACTTAGCCGTGAAGGCGTCATTTAGTGCCGTAACGATCGCAGCCTGGCGGTCTTTTTCTGGAATGTGCTTGATAATGTTGTCGAAGTTTTTAAAGTTACCCTGCCCAAGTTGCTTTACTGATGAGCCGAGACTGGTAGCGATTGAGCCGGATAGGTTGCGGCCGAGCACCGACTGCAGCCCACTTTCAAGTTCTTTTCGCTGCGCGACAATCGACTTTGCGCCCTGATAAATAACCCCCAACTCGGGGCTCATCGAGTTAACCAAGGCTTCCTGGTCTTTGGTGAGGGCACCATATAGAGCGTCTCTAATTCCAGACTGCATATCCCGAAATGGCCCAGCATTTTCATATCCCTGCCCAACCTGTTGGCGAACCAAATCGAGAGCGGCATAAGTCGGGTTTTCCGTGCGAGTTATGAACTCCCCAGGAGACAGTGCCCCGGCCGGTTCGGTAATCGTTTTTGGCGACAAAACATTCAGCGCCTGGCTTTCACGGGAGCTCAGAAGGGATTCGCCGCCGAGGTCCGCAACTTTCTGGTTGAGGTAAGCCGTAGTGTTCTCCACAGGCGAGCGGGTGATGCTGGGTATCTGCTCATTTATGTAGCTGTAAAGCTTATCCGCCTGACTTCCAAGCCTGTCGATTGTGTCCTTGCCATTTCGCGCGAACTCATCGGAAAAGGCCGCCTTGTCGGTATTTCCACCGAAGTCATTGATGAAGTCATCGGCTTTCTGCGCGACCTTTAGGTAGGTGGCCTTATTCTTTTCGTTCAGCGCACTACCAGGAATTGCAGCCAGCGCGCCTTGGATATTACGGAACGTTGGATTCTGAGAAAGCTGAGCGGGAGTGAAATCATTGACGTCTAAACCAAGATCATTTATCGCCGAGATTACCTTAGGGTCAGGGTCCACTACGCCAGCCAAATTACCGAGCGCCACCTCGCCATTTTTTCCTGAGACGTTAACGGCATCCACGATTGACTTGGCGGTTCCTCGCAAAGCGGGATCTGACGAATCAACTGGCGCGGCCCCCGGGGGCTGGGGTGTTTTTCCCTGTGTATCCGCGACAAAACTTCCGCCCGGACTGGTTGGCCCGACAGCCGGGTTCACCTCTTGATCAACGCCCTCTGCCAGTCTTGGGCCTGGGCTTGTGGACGGTAGGAATCGATCAGGCACAAGCTTCCGTGCCGCCCCAGCAACCCCTGAGATCACAAGAGGGGCGGCGGCGCCAACAGTCGCGCCTACCAAAGCGCCCTCCCCAGCGCCCTGGGCTCGATCGGAAAAGTCACCTTCCGCTGAGCCGAATCCGTAAGCTCCTCCCTGAGCAGTACCTAAAGCCGCGCCCTTTGCAGCAGTTCCTGCAAGTGTTGCCTTGCCGGCAGTACCAACCGCCGAACCAGCCAGTGAGCCCCCACCCGTTGCCAATACCGGAGCTATCGCCCCTACAATACCGCCGGCAATATTTGCTACTGGATGCTGATCTTGCGCCGACTTCAAAAATGCACGTTGGTCGACCAAGTTTTTGTCGTATCGATCTGAGATGCTGTCGCCCGCGTTGCCTGTACCAAACACAGGTTGCGCAACTGCATCGAGACCCGCGAATGCTTCGTCCTTCAGTCCAAATAGTAGTGCATCCTCCGCGCCGCTTTGCGCGGCCTGTAGAGTGCCAACCTCTGGCTCCGTCTTAAGCTGGTCAGGCTTGGCAGGCTTCACAGATGAAATAGAGTTCCAGTCTTGCCCGGCTGACTGAGACTGGACTTGAGGTTTTACAGCAGAAATCGAATCCCAGTCGTCCATTAGTGCTTAATCCTCGTGGTTCCTGTCGAATCGACGAACTCTGTTCCGGACGGCAGGCTTTTAGCCTCGTCAAAGCTGTATCGTTTTACTGCCGTGGGTGCTGACGCTGCTGACGCAGGAGTGCGGTTTACAGGAGCTGCAATTCCGGAAACATTGCCCAGGCCGTCCTTAATGGCCTGAAGAGCACGGGCGCGAGCGTTGTCCTTTTGTTTTAGCACCTCATCGGAGTCACCAGATTGAGGCAGATAGGTTCTGCCGTATTCTGAAATTTCCGTGTCTGTCAGCGCAGCGCCGCTATCCTTGCGCAGGACGGCGTTGATGAATTCTCTGCCCGACTGCTCTGCTTTTTGCCGCTCATTGGAAACAACGGAGTTCACCACCCCTGAGTTCCCAACTACGGGCAAAGACCTCAAGGCCGTATCAAGAACTGCGCGGCTTTGGCCCCGCTCTCCTATAGGCGCATTCGTAAGCGCCACGCCGTTCGAGGAAAGCTCGGCATTTGCCGCATTGCCCCGCTCGTAATAGTTGAAATCCTTCGACTGGCCCTCTGTGAGCTTCGGACCTGTACCGCCGGTATCGGCGATAAGTTTATTGGTTTTGGCCTGTGTATTGGCCAGAGTAGCCGCCAACTGTGGGGCCTCTTGCTGCAGTTTCAGAAGACCCGCTGGGTCTTTCGCGCGCAGGAAGTTCTGCTGGTCGACGGCAGTCGCATCCGGAGCAGTTGCTCTTACCTGTAGGTCATTGAGGCTGGTCGCTTGCTTAAGCTGCTGCTCCCCTGAACGGCTCTGCAGATTCGAATTGATGAGCGCCTGAGAAAGAGAGACTTTGTTGTTCGCCTGGTCCCTGGTCTGCTGCAGGCTCTGGTCGCTTTGTTTCTGCCCTGCCGTCAAGGGTTTGCTACTGTCATGAACAACATTCGTATGGTCTGCGGTCCACTGGGCGCCCAGCGCTTGATCGAGACGGCTTTGATTCTGGGTTTCCTGGCGAATATCGTTCGCACGCCCAAACCGCGCCGCCGACAGAGCTGCGTCACCCGTTTGCGCCTGGCTAAATGTGCCGACACCGTCACCGAGATTTCCCGCCGATCCGAGCGATGCCAGGCTGCCGGGCGGCTGTGCGCCAGTTGAAGGGATCGCACTGATCTGCCCAAGGCCGCGCGCACTTTGCTGATCAGCACCAATGTTTGAGAACTGGGTCTCGCCATTCGGGCCAGTTCTCGCGACTATCTGCCCACCCTGAGCACCAGCGCCAACACCGGTCGGTCGAAACTGGTCGCTGGTAATTGCTCCAGATGCTACTGGGGCAGCTTCTGCGGGAGCAGAAACTGAAGCTGAAGCAGCAGGTTGGGCCTGAGTGCTCGACAGCAGGCTTATGCCAGACATAGATGACGGCGCTGGCACTGCAGGAGTTGGTCTCACGCCGTTTACGATACCAACAGCCTGACTGCCAAGCTGTGACAAAGAGGATTGATTTCTCCAAGCGGCGATCTGAGCGTTCTTGACCAAGGGATCCGCGCTAAAAACGCCAGGAGGGGACGGGGCTTGCTGGGATGTCGTGACCAGATTGGCATGATTTAGGCTCGAACCAGACGCTACAGATTGTTGCGCAGGCGGCGTCACCTGAGGCGGTTGCGCAACCGGTTGCGCCTCGGGCGGCAGGTATTTGGCAGGCGTATTAGTGACATCAAATGATGTCTGTCTTGCACCTGGCGGCCCGGACAGCCCAAGACCCGGATCACCTAAGCTCGATGCTGGGCCTGACTGTTGCTGCGCCCGCCCAATCGGCCCAGACGGCGGTACATTTACCGCCATGCCGTTAAGCGTTGACAGCCCGCCTGCCTGAGCCGCCTGCCTTGCAGCGCGTTGCGCCGGCGTCAGATCCTGCCCGTACGTGGTTTTGAGATCGCCGGCAATATCGCCAATGGCCATTGTAGAGTGCTCCGCTAATCAGCTGTGCACCCAAGGCTATGTGACTAAATCAGCCGGTCAACGATGGTCGACCGACCTGTCACTGGACGATGATTTCCGGCGTTTCCCCGGTTTGAACCAGGCCACCCCAGAAATAGTGCGCCGTGGCGACTGGCACGCTCGAACTGGCCATGACTGGAATGGTGGCCCACGGCGTGAACACGTCGGTATCGATCGGAACACCGAGGTCAGTGACGATTCGCTGTGCGCTGTTTGGGAAGGTCGCCGCACGCGCGGGCGTGTACGTCGTGCCCGACTTGGTGTACGTGTCGATAGCCGTAACTACCGCGTCGATGTCTGGATTGTATTCTTCGGTGTATGTCGTGAATGTGCCGTTGGGGTTGCGATAGGCATTGGTGCCCAGAAGGATTGGGCCAGCCCCCCACGACAGTAGGCCGTATTCGGCATCACCCACGAAGCGATCGTCGCTCGGCGACACAACGGGCGGACCGGACGACGCCACCGAGATCGCCGATGTTCCGGCCGCAACCGGTCCCCCCACCAATCGCCAGGCACTGTCGGTTGCGTAATAAAACGCCCAGTTTCCGCCGACGTTCTGGCGCAGAGCTAAGGCCGTGTAAAACGATTCTGCGCCTCCGCCAGTCAGTATGTGAGAATCGATCACAGCCCCGCTGTCCGTAAGCCCGACGATGCGACCGTCCCAGTTAATGCTCGCATCGACTATGGTTGGTCGCGATCCATAGACCAGCGCTACAGCCCCATTCATCACATAGGGCAGTAACGGACCGAAGTTGTAAGGCGGCAACTCGGCCATCACTGTGTATTCGCCAACCCCGGCGGCGGTTAGCGCATCAGTAATGCCTGTCGACCACTTCACTGGCGCACGGATCACATCGGCTATCGCCTCGCCGAAAGTCCCAGTCGTTCCGGTCAGTTTCGTGCCGATTACCGTGCTGAGGTCACTGGTAACGACGAACTCAAGGTTCGAACCGTCGAATCCGCTGGTTAACTGACGGTTGAACGGAACCTTGGCTACGCCGACCTTAACGATACCGCCGTCGTCTCTGAGAATTGCGACCCCGGTATAGACGTCGGAACTCAGCCCGAGAGGTGGAAACGGCACGGCAATCTGAAAACTCATGTTAGATCCTCACAACCGGCTCGCTGCGAGCCTGGGCGATGTTGCCGCAATGAAAAGCGCCCACCGGGGAGCCAAAGGTGAAAATGAATGTCCAGGTCTTGCCCGAGTCGTAACTGATCACCGTGCCGCCATCGCTTTTGATATCCGAATTATCGATCGAGGTCAGCGATAGCCCGGCAGGTCCACGCCCATCCGTGACAATCAAGGTGGCAGGGTTACCAATGGCAGGCTGGTCGCCATCCTCGGGCTTGTAACCTTCGCTTTCCGGGCGCACGACCTCGATCCTTCCAAGGTGGCGACTGAAATAGACTTGAACCAGGGTGCTCCCTTCAGGATTTACCGGGGATGACAGTCCGGAATTCCCAAATCGGGCATCTACAATCCCTGCAATCTCGACGTGTCCTGTCGTCGCGTCATAAATGGCCACTCCGACGTCGCCCTCCGGAACGAAGTTTCTCTGTCCGTCGCCTGGAGTGCTCCACTGGGTGGAGACATAGAACATGAACTTGTGATTGCCGATGTAACTGACCTGCCCATCCCCGGCCGGGAAGGTCCAGTATTTCTCTTCGCCGGCGGCAGGGTTTTCGACATGCTGAATATCCACCTGCTCATCGATGCCCACTCCCACGACCATGGCGAAGCCAGGTGTACCTGAGTAACCAATCACGGCAGAAGTCTTGTCCGCCACGATCACCTGCAGCCTGGGTGACTGGCCGGGGCGGAAGCTGGAGAACACGGGCATAACTACGATGTTGCCGTCCGTTGCCGCTCCCACGGCAAAACGACCCTCGTCTTGACCGACGTTGAAGGCGGTCAGATGAGCCCCATACCAGCCTTCTGAGTCTTCTCCCGCGTCAACCAATCTAGATAATTGGGTCGTGGTGATATTTTGGCGGCGGTGCAATCCGTCCTGGAACCAGTGCACATCGAGGAACATCCACAGTTCAGGCGTCTGGACCGGCTCATCCAAAGGGCGCGGGGTGCGATCGATAAATGACACTGTAGCCATGATGGCCTGGCCAGAGGCCAAGGTCGCGGGCGACGTCTTGTACATCACGTTGTCGGCATACCAGCGCTGCGGAAAGATTGCACCGGTGTCGCGATGATCAATCAGTAATGGCTGACGACGCGAATCGCTATCGTCCCCACCATAGACCTTGTACTGATGCAGTAGCGTAGCGGCGCCGCCGAGAACTTGAACCTCGGCCACCCACAGCCCTCGCCCGCCCGCTGGTGATGCTGTGTCGGTCTCACCCCAGCCATTTGTGCTGCCTTCGTCGGTCTGCGGGTACGGACCACCGTATTCATAGACCACTTGGCCTGCGACCACGATTTTGTAGCCGGACACCCCATCTTCACTCAGGAACGGCTTCGGCTTAGCAAAGGTGAACCATGGATATTGCGCTTGCTCCCAGTTCGCCTCGGCGCCGGCGCCAGGTCCTGAGCCGTATGTTGGATCGCTGCCTTCGAACAAGGTGAATGGCACGGCACCAAACCCCGCCATAACCGATGAGCCAATTTCCAGAGTCCAGCCGCTGGCCAATGACGAGGGGGACTCAGGCACCAGGGCCTCTTCGCCATTGGTCGTGACATAACGCGCCGTGCTTGGGGTCAGCGCCACCAGCCGGTAAACAAACGTATCCCCCGGCTTGGTCCAGGTCAGGCACCAGCGTGGACTGGATGCGGTCAAATACACTGCACCATAGCCATATAGGCAGCCCACGCCCTCGAATGGCTGCCCGACACCCCAGAGCCGGGTCGGAACGCGATTGCTTGTGACGGCCCTCGCCCCCAATGCAATGTCTTTGTAGGGGCCGGCCAACACCAGCGGAGTGGTCTGGGCGTCCAGCAGGACTGTCAGCGTTCTGGGGAGGTAGCTGTCCCGGCCTGCCGGCAACGTCTGAACATAGGCCTTGTCCGGATCGAACGTGCCATCGGGAAGAATGTAACGTCCCGGGAGACAGAGAAATGCCGGCAGATCCATCGCGAGGGCGGTCAGCTTGATCGAGTTCTTGACCTGCGCGGACTGCATATGCGCAGCCCGGCCCGGCTTGTCGGGAATTCCCTGCGTCTTCTTCGCGATCAGCAGATATCCGTCGATGATCTTCTGATCGATGAGCGATCGCCCGCTCCGTCGGCCTAATGCGCTGGCCATGTCACCGACTCGTTTGAGCAGCCATGTTGCCGAGGCAGAGGCCGTTCTTTTGACGGTGGCCATTACGCGGTGCCCGCCCCGGTAGTGATATTCGCGTCGAGCGTGCCCACGGCGTTCGCTGCGCTGCCTGCAATGCTTGCGAAGGCGTTCGCTGCCTGGGCGTGTGCACTACCGGTGGAATCAGCCGAATAGCTGCGAATGCGGTTTCCATCGATCGCGCCGTCGATTCCCGCTTTCGTTTCGGCAGCACGGAGCTTGAGTTGCTCCATGTTCACCTCAACACCGTAGTAACTCGACAGCGCGTTGTAAAAGGCCTGGTATGCGGAGGCTTTGATCTGGGCGGCTTGAGAGTCGAGTTGATACATCGCCGTGTACGATCTGAACAATTCTGCCGCGGTATTCAATATCCCCAGTTTCAACTGACTGGCGAGCTGCACGGCCTGCTGGAGGATTTGGTTCTTGATATCGGCATCTTTGATGGCCTGCTCGCGATTGACGTCCAAGGTGGCATCAGCGGCCCTGCGCTCGGATTGCGCCAACTGATCGATCATTGCGCCAGGCGGTAGCGAAAAACCTCGGGACGAGAATGTCGCGGCGAGTGTTGCGCTCTCAGACCGGACGGTGCGCCCTGCCCTGTCCCTGGCCTGATGCCAAACCAGATCGAAGATGGTGCTGGGGATCCCGAACGGTTTCACCCCGCTGATCACACCGACCAGGTAATCCTCAGGAACATCCTTGAACCCGCCATTGATCGACGGAAAATACGTCTCGAGCCAGGTCGCGACGTCCTCGTTGACACTCGATATGTTGGCTGAGGCGTTGTCTGTGCCGCCAAACAGATCACTGAACTTCGGAGGGGCCTGGAGATTGATATTTCCGGGGGTATAGGCAAACGTCGACTCTTTGAGCGTCGGCTTGGAGGAAACGTTGATACGGCCCGCGCTACCAGACGCAAAACTCAGGGATTGCTGAGCAAGGGCGAACAGCTGACTGTTTGTGGCATCGATGCTCATCGTTTGGTTCTCCGGGTGCCGGTCGCGGCCACCCATTCGATATTGTCGATATCGGCATAGGTGGCGTCCTCGATCTCCAGACGCAAATGCCAGTAACGGGAGGACACGCCTTTAGCGGGATCAATTCGGGCTTCTGAGCTGTCGCGCTGGATCAGCCGGTATTTGATTTCGCGACCGGTGTCGTCCTTCAGTTTTGCGATCGTGCGACCATCACTGGAGATACCGAGAAAGACGTTCTCCAGGCGTTTGGTGCGTGGCGTACCCTGGTCGTCGGCCGCAAAATCAATCAGGCAGGACAGGAGTTCGCCGTTATCTGTGGCACCGCCGACCTTGTACAGGCCATCTTTCCGGACGCCATAAAGGTCCTGGCCGACATTGCAGAAACTGGTGAAACCAAAGCCGCTGTAGCGGGTAACCGCGCCCGTGGCGATGTTGGTGGCATACTGGATCAGGTCTTGCCTGGCCTGGCTGAGATCATCACCCAAGCCGAGGCCGCTACTGATGAGCAGTTCCAGCAGGAACGTGGCGCTGGCTTGGCCGCCGATGCCCAAAGACTCGGCTAAATCCTCCTGAAACACGAACACCAGTTCTATGGTGTCGCCAATGCCAACGCCCTCCGCAATCATCATGAACACGGTGGGCTGGAAGAAATAATCGTCGGCGAAAGTCAGCCCGGTTGCTGTATTGATCTGACTGGTGACCGTAACGACAATCCCGTCGGAAACGAAGGGCGGCAGCTTCACCCTGCCTTCGCCGTATATGCCTTGGGAACCGCGCAACAGAACCGGCATGTTCATTTGTCCGCCGCCAATACCGCCCGTCTTGCTGTCGCCTTGGACGTAGAACGGTAAGCCGACTTGTCCACCTCCGACGTTTACAGTGGGGAAGCCGCCATATGCATCGACCGTGAGAGCTGGCAGCGTAGCCCGGCCTTGTGCATAAGCTCTGCTGGAGCCCGCAACCAAGATGCCGAATTTCGCAGAGCCTGTAGTCTGTCCACGGTCAAACCCACGAACACCAATGGCAATTGCCCCGGACAAGGACTGAACTATTTCCAGCTCGGCGCTGGAGACAACGCCGACGCGACCGGTACCGCCAAGTGATCGGTCCAGGGCCGATGTCTGAATTTGGCCGAGTCCCCTGATGCCGGCGCGAGCACTGCCGCCCAGTAGTGAGGCATCAAGTGAGGCGATGGCGCCAGCCCGGGCAATACCGCCAAGATCGGTTGCGCTATAGAGCTTTGGCGAATCGACATAATCACCGGCTACATACAACGCAGCCTGCAGAAACTTGGCACCCGTTGAAGCCTTGGTGCTGACGTATTGCCAGGCGCCGACGGTGTAGACGACATTCGCCCCGCGGCGGCTGATACGGATTCGTGGCTGAGTGATAGGCGATATGCCAGGCACGACAACCACAACGCTGCCGGACTCCATGATGGAGAATTGTCCTGCACTGGCGTAGATCCCGTGCTCAATTGCGCCAAGGTCGGTTGTGCTGCCACCCGCAGCCAGGCCACAAACAACGCCGGTCGGTATTGGAGCAATGACGAATTCGGCTACCACGTTGCCAGCGGCCCCCGCCCGGCTGCGGCCACCACCGGTCCAGCCTCGCTGATTATCTACGATGTAGGATGCTGCTTTACCTGGTATTTCGGGCACGGCCGGGTCACAGGTCGTAATGTTGGTGGTGACAGTGCGCGCGTAGTACCACGTCGTGGTAAAGACCGGAGTGGTGGACGCGTGACCATACCTGTCAACCGTCAATACGTAGTTGACGGTCTGATAGATGTAATTGGCCTTTTTCAGGGTTTTGCTGTCGACGTTTATGTTGGTAACGGCAACAGCAGGGTAGTACCCGTTCTTCCCGTATTCACCGCTAATCGTGTAAGAGCGCTGCGCCAAGGCGGAGTAGATCGTGGTGACATAAGGTGTGCTGTAGCAGCGCGCTGGAATACCCGGCCGGTAAGGAATCCCCGGCACAAAGGTGGTTCTCGAAAGCTTGGTCAGCCTATTGGTCATGCTCCCGCTCCAGGGTTATACCGAGGCAGGGATGGCGACCACGAAGTAATCCAGGGTTTGAATCGCTCCCTCAACCAGATCTACGCTCGAAAGGTTGATGTCCGCGCCGATCACAGCCAGGCGGCCCTGCATGCGGACCCCAGTGGTGCTTGCGGAGCCATCATCCGACGGCAGCTGTATCGACCACCATGCAGCAGTCCCCGTCGCCACGTTGGCCCCACTCCATACCTGAGAGCTGGATTTGGCCAGAATGCCGCTCGCTGAAGTCGCCTCCCAATTCAGAGCGCCGCCAGCCCCTGCATCTGAGATGGTGCAGAGCAGGACCGCATCGACGGGTAACACCGCATCGGCGGAGGCAGGCAATGAGCCGGCGTAAAAGTTGAGGATGCAATTCGCCAGCGCTGTCTTGAACGGCGCTACGGTCATGATCGCGTCACGCAGGCCGGTGCTGAGTTGAGCCATTAGGAAATCACTCCTTTAACAATCAGTTCGCCGATCGGGAAGCGCGCTACGCCGCCGACAGAAAGAACCTTGGATGAACTGAGGGGGACGGTCAGCAGGCAGTTGCCAGCGGTGGCCGCATCCCACAGGCTGAAGTAATACAGCGTGGTGCCTGCCGCCAGCGCCGGAAAGGCCACCTCGGCGCTGTTGCTGATCTGATAAACGTTGTCGCCGTCACCATCGCTCGGCGACGTCAACGTCACGGCTTCGCGGACGTAGTTGGCATCCGCCAGTTGATTGCCTGCGCCAGTCGGACCGGGGTCGCCTGTGTGCAAGGCGACATAGCTGCCGGTGAGAAGCCCGAGCACCTGCGCCTGAAAATAGGATGTCATGCCCATGTGGATTGCCTCAGTTGGTCGAGACGAGCGTGATCGCTACGCCCAGTTGCCCGGTGTAGCCAGCATCGATCTGGCGTGGAGTTGGAAAGCGCGCAATGGAAAGCAGCGTTCCGGTATTGCCGCCCTTGATGCTGGAGCTCACCAGGAAGGCGCCATATAGCGTCTTGCTCGATGTGAACGAGAACGAGGCTCGGTTTGCAACGTTGCTGATCACCGCCGTGCCGTCATAGGTTTTTTCCCATTCAGGTCGCGTAGCCTGGCTATATGCAGTCGTCTCGCCCGCACCGCCCGGAAGATCAGCGGCAGTCGTGCCGGCACCCGGCACGAAATTTCCTTCGAACATGCCTACGTACCAATTGGAAATCGGCCCTATGGCACCCAACATCGAGACGTTGGCGAAGTAATCGACGCCTTGCTGCGGAATGCGATTAGGCGCTTCGGTCCATTCATCGTGAACAACCAGGTCGCCGTCTGGCGTCCAGATGTCCAGCGTGTAGATGAAGCCCCTTTTGATCAGTTCTTCGTGAATCGCGGCTGGGCGGCTCATGTCGGTTCAATCTCCAGATCGTAATAGTCGCTGGCTGCCAGCGGATTGGGGCCTTGCCGGCCGCGCATGGTGGTTACAACCATCTGGTTGCCGTTATGTTCGAAAACGCCTGAGGCGCCCTCTGTTGCGAGTTCGGGGACGAAGTTGGCCTGGCTGAGCAGCGTCACGCTGCCATCGAGCGCGCCAACAGCGAGACCGTAAGGGGTCATCCAGGCCGCGCGGCCGTCAGGCAACACTGATGCTGTTCCCGCGACGCCGCCGTATTCAGCCACATTGCGGCGCACGACCTGATCAACCTCCGGAGACTGGAGAAAATAGGTTTTGTCCGCGCACACGAATGCGCCGCCCTCGACCTCGACAACCAGGTCAATAGGTGCGGCGAACTGAAAGAAGCATTTCGAGGCGTTGAGCAGGTGCGGACTCATCGGCAGCGTGTACCAAAGCGTCGACCCGTCTGCGATGAGCAATACGGCGTTCAAGGCCGCAACGTGGTCACCACCGACTGGCTCGCGCAGGTTGAGCGTGTCCAGCCGGGCCGTATCGTCGCGTAGCAGGTTGGCAATGTAATCGTCGGTGCCTTCGTACTGCAGGTAGAGGTTTTCGCCGCTGGCAGAGCTCAGGTACAGGCGCTGGCTGTATCCCGCCAGCAGATCTGGAGCCAAAAACACCAGCGCCGACGCATCGGGCACAGTGATCTGGATCGGATTGATCGAGCCGCCCTCTTCACCCTGGGCATTCACCAACGTCACCGCCGCCTGATAGGTGCCCGCCGGCAGACCACCACCAACAATGATCGGCACGGGCTGAACGGTTACAGTCGGCACGCCCCATGGACGCAGCGTCGAGCCGTCAAATCGAAGCAACTCGGTACCGGTGCAGACGAACAACTCTTCGTTGAGCAGTGCGCCAGCGAAGCACCCGGCGCTGGCGATCTGCGCGAGGGTTTCGACTGTATTGGTAATGGTGTCGAAGCACTTTAGCGCAGGACCGTCAGCGAACAGCACTTTGTTGCCAACTGACAGCGCGCCACGGGCATCGGCGGCCGGACAAAGTTGAGTGAAGCCGGAACGCAGGCCGAGTACACCACCCACCAGCGGGTCGAGGTTCACCAGGTTGCGGACGAACCCATCGGGCATTTCGCGGAAGTTCGCCCGGTTGTTGATGCCGCCCGGCCAGCCATGGACTTCTTCATCCATTACCAGTTGCTCCGGATTGGCCGAGTGCAATCGCCGCGACGCAGAATGGCCTGCTCGCGGACGGTCTGACAGGCGTTCTCAAAGTTCTGCAAGTGTTCGTCAGAACTGGCTTTGTTGAAGGTCTCGGCGTCGTTTACGCGATAGGCCTTGTAAGCGATGTAGGGCAGTAGGTGCCGGACGTCGTGCGGGAGCAGATCGGGCACCCTGTCGCACTTTTCGAGGTCTTTCACCGGTCGGCGTACAACCCGCAACCGGAGCTCACCAGCGGCAGCCGGTTTTGGATGAAGTCGGAGTTGGCCAGCGCCATCAAAATGAAAGTGGGAAGAACATCCGCTGTAGGCGAGCCAATATCCGCCGCGATATCCATTGCCGAAGCTGGCGGGGTTTCGCGACAGGTGGCAATGCGGCTGGCCTTCAATCCAGGCATCAATCACGTCGATGATGCAGGGATCCAGCACAAACCGGTCTTCGCCGACGCCGTACGGCACAAGCGTCACCGTGCTCTCGTCGTCGTAGATGCTCATCGATCGCTCGGCAAGCTCTGTCAGCGCCTCATTGGTCCAGCGCACCAACTGATCGTCAGACCAGAAATACGGCGCGACGGTGTCCTTCTCGTCTTCACGAAAGGCCTTGATGAGGTCGCTGACAGTCTTGTAGGCCATGACTTATGCCAAAGACTTTTCGAAGGTGTCGAAAGCGGCGTCCAGCTCGGTCTTGGTCACGCCGAAGCCTGCCTCTTTCTTCACGGCAGCCAGTTTCGGACGGCCGTTGGCGTCGACCTCATCGGAGTCATTGCGGTCGATGACAGCTTCGAGGGCCTTGAGGATCAGCTTTGACTTCGCGTTGCTGGTGTCTTCTTCCTCTTCCTCGGTTTCAACACCGACGACGGTGCAACCAGCAGAGAACGCATCTTTTCGAAATTTGACCGGTACCGGAGTGCCAGCCAGACCGTCGAGAGGGTTGGTCCGGTGAATGCACAAGCTGTGGCTCGACAGGTTCACCAAAGAAAAGTTGTTCAGGCCCGAAGGCGGGTTCATGCGGAAATCATCAGACATGGTTTGCCCCTTTATTGCAGGTTTGCCCCGGCGAACCGGGGCGTTTCTGGGTTAGTCGCAGATCTCGTCGGCCTTACGCTCGACTACGTACTGGTAATACAGGCGCGCCTGTCCAGCAGTTGCGGCCGTGCCGGTCTGGGCGAAGGTCGCGAGCAGTTGACTGGCTGCGGACGTGGTGAAGCCAGTTGCGTTGGCCAGCGCCTTGCGCCCGGTCGTTTTCAGATCGATCGTGGTGCCGTAGCGAGTGGCCAGCGCGGCATCACCAACGCTGAGGGTCGCGGTGGTGACCGAGTTGAAAGCAACCTTCACGTCGATCCACGCGTGAGTGATGGTTGCGCCTTGCGGCAAAGCAGCGACATTGATTGCCGCTGCTGCCGCGAAGTCCGCCGGCACCAGGTCTTGATAGCCGACCAGGGGCCATTGGCGTTCGTAACCGAAGGTATTCATGAGCGCTCCTTACTGGCCGGAGTTCGGCAGGTAGTGGTCAATAGCAATGACGCCAAAGTCTTCAACCGACTTGTCGTAGATGCTGTAGAACTTGGGTTTGACGAAGCCCACGAACCGGTCGATGGAAATGCCCATCTTGGTGTCGTAGTCGAAGAGTTTTTCAACCCACGGGCTGCCGTCCTGCTCGATGTCCGCAAAGCCCAGGGCTTGAGCACCGAGAATCAGCGTGCGGGTACCGTTGACCAGCCCACCCGCGCCCCACTTCGCGCCAGCAGCCGCGCCAGTGGTACTGAACACCATGTTGGATTCATGGATGATTGCGCCGTCCACCGTGATGGTGGCGCCGGTGAACCATGGGTTTTGGTCGCCTCGCACGCCTGCGTTGGTCAAGCCGTTCTGCCACAGCGGATCCATTTTCAGGGCCGCCAGGGTGCCGGGCTGAACCAACACGACGTAATACTTCTTGCCGTTGGCCGTAACCGGGCGGATGCGGTGGGTTTTGGCGTAGGCGATTGCATCCACAATCATTTTGTACTTCGGCAGACCGGCCGAAGTGATCGTGGTGTTGTCGCCCGGGACCAGATTAGAACCGTCCCAAGTCAGATACCGCTTCGGCGAGGGGGCACTCACATCGGCGGCAAAAGCCAGAGTTGGGAACGGTGAATTGGTACGGGCACTGCCATCAGTGTTGAAGCTGTAGGCGATGCCAGAAAGAGTGAGAATTGCGAGTTCGTCGACGCGGTTTGCCAGCCAGAAGGCCAGACGATCCTTCGCCATGCGGCGGAAGTCGATCACGGACTTCTGATTGGAGAGCTTGCCCTTGTCGCGCACCTGGTTGGAGATCAAGTCGATCTCGATTTTCTGCCACGAAGAGGTCATTTCCTCTTCGTTGCCTTCGCGCCAGTTGTCACCGGTCACGCCGTCGCCGACAAGGTCAGCAACCATGGACATCAGCGCCTCAGTACCTTTCTCGGTCTGGGTCAGCTCGGTGATGTGCTGGATAACAGCAGCTGCGCCGTCACCCAGAAATTTGTTGAGGAACATGTCGTCGCGAGCGGCGGTCCAGACTTTCTTGGACCAATAGACCTTTTGTTGCGGCTGCAGGGCCGCAAAGTTGGTAACTGCCATGAGGGCATTCCTGTGTGGGTGGCTTCGTGGTTCCGGGTATGTCGCCACCCAAGCGAGGACAGGATTTAGGCGCTCCTGAGACGCTTCTTACGGTTCAGCTTTACGCCCTGATGGCGAGGACACCTACTCGGCGAGCGAGCATCTGGCCGATGCGGGGCTTGTTGCGTTCTGTCTGATGCTGGACCAGGCAGATGTGCACTTCCTTGTGCGGCGATGGCCTACGAACTCAAACTTATGTGACTGAATCGGGCCGTCAACTAGATAACGTCACCGGCCAGGCGAGCTTCGTCCTCTGGCGACAGTTCTTTCATCTGCTTCGGGGTCATCTTGGAAACGTCGAGCTTCGCAGCACGCGCACCGAGGCCCTCAGGCTTGGCCGGGATCTGCGCGTCACGTTTCAGCGCTTTCTCAAGGTCAGGTTTCGGAATTTCCAATGCCTTGTCGCCCGGCTCAACAACGGCTGCAGGGGCATAACGTGGACCGATCTTCGCGACCGCAGTACTCAGAGCCTCACCGATGCTTTTGCCCTTACCGCTGTAGAAGTTCGTCAGGGCCAATACTTCGTCGATAGCGTCCTGATTCTTGGTCTCGCTGTTCGAGTCCAGAAATGGAAACGCCACGTAGGCCTTTGCCACGGCGAGGTCACGCTCCAGCTCGGCACGCTTCTGCTCGTCTTGTTGGCGATTGGCGGCATAACGTCGATCAGCTACTACTTCAGCCTCTGCAATGGCCTCGGCGCGCTCATTGGTGCGGATCTCGGCACGGATTGCGCGGGCCTTGGTCGTGTCGCCATCCAGGATGGCAGCGCTATACAGCTCCTCCGCCGCGTCGTAGTCGTACGCTTCAACCTTTGGCGCCTCCTTGGTCGGAGCAGCCGCAGTGCCGGCTTTGCCATTGGCGCGGGCTAACTCTTCTTCAAGCTCGAGCACGCGCTTGCGGTTGGCCTTGGCCTCTTCGTTCACTTCATTGAAGCGTGAGTGAGGAACGGTCTTCGGCTTGTCGTCACCTGCGATGGCGGCCAGGGTCTCTGGATCAATGTCAGTCTTGGCCGGTGCGGCATCACCTGGTGGGGTGGTAGCGACAGTGTTGAGAGTGTCGGCTCCTGACGCATCATCATCGTCTTCCTGTCCGTCGAAGGTCTCGCCGGCGTCGATCGCTTCCTGCGCCAGGCGCGCTTCCAACTCTTCCGGTGTTTCCTGTACTGCGTCTGCTGCTTTGGTACCCATGGTCTGCCCCTTGGTGTCTAGATTTGGTTACTTGGCGATCTTCGCGAGCTCGTCCATTTTTTCTTTTGCCAGCGCGCGCGCAGCGGCCAGCCGTTTTGGGTCTTTGTTGATCTCTGCCGCCTCGGCCAGCGAGCGCAGGTCTTGCTCAACCTTCCATTTCTGGTCTTCGGCTGAAGCGGATATGGATTTGCTCATGCTGGTGCTCCTTCGATACGAGAGGTTTCAATGCCAGCGTCAAGGCCTACGGCTGGGCTGGCGGG